TTCTATTAATCCTTTTATTTCATCTATCTGATCATCATATAAAACAGGTTCTGGAATAGTAGGAATTTCAGAACGAACAAATTCAATTCTTTCTTTTAATGCTGCAAGATTTGAATTTATATTTGATGGGTCAAATTGTTCTGGTATAGATCTTTCTACTTCTTTTATATTAGAACGAAGTATATCAATATCTCCATCATAACTTGCTTTATCAGCAACTGTATCTATTCTTTCTTTTAAACTTTCTAATGTATCATAAACTTCAGTTAAATCTGTTTCACCAGGAATTAATCCTACTACTGACTGTATATCAGATCTAAGTGAATTTATTTCTTCTAGATATGGATCAACCTTTACTTCTTCTGAAATTATTGCAGCAGGTTCTTCTACGACCTTATTTTCACCAAAATGCTTTTTTGGAGCGTCGATTTTTTTATTTTGTAACTTCTGTTCCTCTAATTTTTTTTGAGCTTCTTTCTTTTTTAAGGATTCTTTTTTCCTTTGCTCAAAAAAATCGGAGGGATTTCTAATCGACACTAATTACCTCTGACATTTTATATATCTAATGAAATATTTATTTTAGCAAGAAATTACTCTTTTTTCAAGTTTTGTTCCTTGATCATCTTTGCTAGATCTGCAGTTGATCCTACAAATAATGCATTGTTAGTAACATTGGTGGGTGATTTTTTATCCTCCTCATTTACGTCTTTTAGTTTCTTTTGAAGATCCATTAACTTATCAGTTGCATCAGAAACACTTTTAATAAGTTGACCAGCAACTTCATATGCTCTTGGTTGTTCACTTTCCTGTGCAAGTTCAAGAATGCCATCAATGGCTTCTTGTCCTTTTTCAATTATACTATAAAGATTACCTCTTGTATATGCATAATCTTTTTCAATATCACTTTTAGATAATCTGTCAGGGATAGTTTTTTCAACTTCAACAACTTCAGACTTTTTCACTTCAGTAGGTGTAATATTGAATGTTTTGTCCATCTTCTTGAAGTTGTCCATGATTAAAATACAGATCCATCAAATCCAAAATCATCACCTTCAGGAATTAATACATCATCAGCTTCAGTAAGTAATCCAATAGGATCTCCTCTTAGGTGTGAAGAAATAGTTGTACCATCTCTTCCTCTCTCCACTGTGAGATTATTTCCATCCTTCTTAACAACCTTCATCTCTTCTTCACCAATAGTGATGAATACTCGTGTGGTGTTCGTACTTGCAGAAATATTACTTGCATCATCTACAGGAATCACTGTATCAGTTATTAATATATCAGATGCCAAGTTAGTTGTAACATCACCACTGTAGTTCTTAACTGCTCTAGGCGAAACAGAGTAACTGATATCTCTTTGACCAGGTAATGCTCCTCCAGCTCTGTATCCAACCGTTGCTTTCTTGATAATATCTTTGGAAGCATCGGATACTGGTCCAAACAGATATGTCTTTGCAGTAAATCTTAAAGTATAAAGAAGCACTCTTCTCTGAGTAAAATCTCCTTCATAATCATCTTGCATTGAAATATTTTCTAATATAACAGGAACATCTCTTTTCTCTTTAATAGACTCAACTAAGTTAACAGTAACATTATATGCTGGTTGAAAATATGGAAGAATTTGTTCTGTAATTTGCAAAGCATCATCATTTAACTTACACATAATAGCAAGTTCAAATTGCATATTATAAGGAACTGGTAAAAATGCTTTTTTAGAATCTTTTCCTGTGCTTGGATCCTTTACAGTAAATGTTTGAGTTGTTGTTACCTTCCTTGATGGATCATATGTAAGTCCAGTAAATTCAAAAGACATTCTTGGTAAAGTTATCGCAGTAGATTTATTTAAATCTGGAGACTGCTCTAATCTTGCCAAAAACTTTTGAGTAGGGCCATATGCCAATGGCACTTTGATAGTGGAACTATCTTGTTTAACAGTTATACCATTAAACAGAGTACCAAAAGAAATAATAGTTCTTCTCAGAATCTCGTTATAAAAATATTCAAACATTGTTATAGTCCTGGTATCTTATTTAGGGAATACCGAATGGGTTCTGTTCAGTAAAGTCTAATATATTGTCTGCTTCAGTTTCTATGTTAATATTATCTGCAAATCCATCATCAGTTGGATCTGTATTAACTAATCTTAAAGCATGAACTGCACCTGATAGAGAACCAGTTATATTCTCTCCAATTGAGAAAGTTCCTGATATAGATGATACTTCTAAAATATTTGAGACAGAATCCCATGTCCTAACTTTACCAGTAGCACCACTCGTTGCACCAGTTACAGTTTCATTAAATTTATAATTTCCACTAGATCCACCAGATGGATCAGAGAATGTTGCAGTAAGTGGAAGATCTCCAGCAGTGTAACCAGCACCAGTATTAGTAAACCTAACATCGGTCACAGATCCTGCTGTATTAATTACAGCAACAGCAGTAGCAGTTGTTCCAACTCCTGTTGGGCCTGCAAATGTTACAGTTGGTGCAGTTACAAATCCACCACCAGCACTTGTAACAGTCACAATACCTAATGTTCCATCAGCAATATGTGCAGTTGCTGCAGCACCAACACCAGTATCACTAGTAAATGCTACACCTGGTGCTACAGTATAACCAGAACCTGGATCAACTATTTCTATAGACTGAACAGATTTTTGATTTGATCCAATATTTAAATTACAATACTGAATACCACCAATTAGAACAGCAGTTGCAATACCTGTTCTACCTCCAGAAGGAGCAGATGATAATCCAATTGTTGGTGGTGTTATATAACCTCCACCTCTATTTGATATAGTAAAGAAATTAAGACCACCAGTTGTTACTATACCAGTAAAAGCAGCAGCAGTTGATGCAGCACCAACCAACGTAAATGTTTGTGTTGGTCCTAATATTGTTGGAATACCATCCTCATTAACACCATCAGTTTCATCACCTATTAATTCATTATCAATTTCTTCAACACCAGTATCAATAACCTCATCCTCATAACGGAAGAGTTCACATCTCAGTTCGTAGACATAATTTTTTTGTAACTGATAGAATGGTTTTTCGTGTTCTACAAATTTAATCTCAAATAATCTATCACCTAGTGGAAAATATATTAAATCTCCTTCTTTTGGTCTTGTTGTAAGTTTTACATCATCCTCATTTTTCATCAATGGTTCAATATATGTCTCCCATCTTTCTCTTGATATTATGATAGTTATTTCGTTGGTAGCTTCTATACCAAACTTAGTTAGAAGAACAGGATTTTCACCATAACCATCAAAAGTATCTACATATGCTTCAAGAGGATACGCATCATCAAACTTAGATTGTACTACTTCTCTTATTATTGTATTTTCTTTTACATACTTACGAGGCATATAATGCACTTCAACACCATACATCCTCAACTGTTCGTTGATGAGATCTTGCACTAGATTTTGTTCAGATCGAGCACCTTGCTGAAAATATGGATTGAGTGCCATTATATTAACCTATCATATCTAATGGTGGTAATTCATAAGTATTAGACATTTGTTCTCTAATGACATCAAGTTCTTTTTGAGCGTCATCATACATTTGTCTTCCATTTAATTCAACACCACCAGGAAGTTTTACTCCTTGGAATTTCATTAAGTTTTGACCCCACTGTCTTTTTACTAACTGAGTAACATATCTTTTTAAGAAAGAATCATTCCATACACCAGTGTAACTATCTGGGTCTATTGCTTTAAATACATCAAATACTAAGAAATCATCTTTAGTAACGCCACCCCAATCAATATCAATATATAATCTATCTTGACGTTGATTAAATCTAAATTGTTTCTGAGTGGTTAACATGAAATCCAAATCAGACAAATATGTTCTTGTCATTGCATAATTCAATACCTCAGTAGCACCATAGTAGTAAATATCATTCAAGAATAATTGATACTTTACACTAAACATATTGTTAGTAGATGTAGCAGATCCATCAAAATGAAAAATCTTTTCTACTCCTATAATATCTGGAGGTAATGGTAGATAGTTACTGTTCTCTTCAAATTTAAATTCTGTGGTCAATCCGACATTTTGAGTCACTGTGGTTGTAGTTATTCCGCTAATTTCTGTGTCAGTTATACCTCTACCTCTATCAATATCATCTTGAGTTATTTTATACTTTACAAAATCTTTTGTTACACCATCAAAATGACGTTCTTGGAAAAATTGTATGGCATCATCTATTAAGTCATCTATTTGTTCATCAGCTACATTAATTTCCAGCACTGGAGCACCCAGTTGCCTTTTAGTGTAATTTATTAAATCTGATCTGCTTGCGGGTTTTGCCATTTGCACCTACTCCTTAAGATTATTTAGGGTGCAGAGGATACACCTGCATAAACCAAAATATTACCATTTGCTATATTATATATTGTTGCCCCAGATCCTACCAAAACGTTATAAACGTATCTGCCTTCACTCAATGATTTTGTGTCAGTAGATCCTAAAGAAATTTTGACTGTACTTAAAGTTGCTGATGTGGTAATTCCTGCAGTAAAGGTTGCAGATGCCCCTAAAGTTGCACCAACTGCAACACTCTTTGCTATCTGAGAAGATGCAGACCACGCAGTTGTAAATGGATATGGTGAATTAGAGGTATCAACTACATTAAAAGTTGCCGAAAAATCAGCACCACCTTGAATAGTCAGATTAGCCGCAAAAGGGACACCTGAACTTGGATCAAATGTAATATTTTTACTTGCCATTTACCAGTTCCTTGAGTAGATTTTTGATTTCATTAATTTCACCTTTCAATCGTGATAGATCACTTTCCATCACTTCCATCTTATCATGACCTTTACTTCTAACATTTTTTCTCATAATATACTTATTAAATTCTTTTGTATCTGTATTTACAATAGAATTTGAATCAACATTACGAGATAAAGAAGTTTGATTTTTTACTTTATGCAATTTCATATTATGCAAATGCAATCACTCTCAAGGCTTTAACTTGAGGAACATAAACTTGACTTGTAGAAGTTGCAACCAATTTAATTCTGTATGCCTTAAATGAAGGTAAATTATCTATAGTGAATTCATATGGGTTGAATTCCAATTCATTTGGATTAAATGATTCTTCATTTGTTGGAGCGATAAATGTATCAGATTGTCCATTGCTCTTAGAAGGATCAATAATTTGACCATTTTGATCTAAGTTAGAAAATCCAGGAAATGGTATGAATATTGGATTAAAGTTTTCCTTATCACTAATTGCATAGAATGCTCTAATATCATTTCTAGAAGTTAAATGGCCTTCTAACATAATTCTTATAGATGTTGCTGGATTAATCAGTTCAACTTCTTTGGAAATATAACGGAAAGCGGTAGGATCAGTTCCTAATTCATTAACTCTTGGATCAGTTGCAAAATCAGTAATTACACTATTAACACGATTTGATGATAATACAAGAGAAGATCTTTGTAAGTCTATAATTGGACTTAATCTAGAATCTGTTGTTCCCAAGGTTAACTTTAAATTAGCAGATTTATTACCAGGTAATTCTGATAATTTATTTTCTGCATTTACATTAGATGCAATTAGTCTTGGACTATCAAGCCAATTATTATCATTCAAGGTAATAGATTCAAATCCATTATCAACATAAGGCAATTCAAAACCATCCATACTTTGACTCGTTACTGTTCTTAGTTCGCCTGTCATAGTAGTTCCAGGAACAGATAATGTCTGTAATGAAGGAGTTACTAACTCATATGGAATATTCTGAGATGCCTGAATAGCATTACCACCAGTGGATTTAGTATTATTCAAATACAATTTAGGGAATGATGTTCCAACTGCCCTACTTGTATTATTGACATTAAATGTGGTAGACATATCAACTTTGATATTGTAATGATCAAAACCAATAGCCTCACCTGTTCCAGTAGAAGTAGTTGCTGATAAATCATGAGTTTTATTAATTCTCAATAAGTTAACATCACTCAACTCATATTTGAAAACTGGTGTACCTATAGGATAATTTCTAATTCCTGTAAGAGTGCTAGAACCAATTGAAGTAACCTTATCAACTGCTCTGGTAATATTACCTCCTATGTTATTTCCAGCAACAGAAGTATATTCAATAACTTCATCACCAATCTGTAAGAATCCTGTATTAGTTGTACCAACTCCTACATTTTCAAAAGTAGAGAATATACTTGCATCTTCTACTGATAATGCACCAACAGCATCTGATTTATATTCTGTAGTTAATTTAGTAGGTTTAATATCTGATTGTACACCAAATATTCTTACTTTATTATCTGCAAAATACATACCATGATTACTATGGTTCACTCTAATATGTTCACCATCACTAGCAGTTATAATTTCGGATATTTGAACATCACCACCATTAACAAAGTTTAACGCAGTTGATACTCCAGCACTATTTGTAAAGAATACAGTATTTGCTGCACCAACCTTATAGTCACCTTGAACATTATCTAGGATAAGTTCATTTACATCTCCAATGGTTGCAACAGATAATCTAGCATTAAGTCCTAAATTATTATTACCTATACTTGTGATTCCCAGTACATCACCAACTTGATAACCATGACCACCTACTGCAAATGTAGCACCAAGTGCAACTCCATTCGCTATGGTAATATTTGCTTTAGCTCCAACACCATTACCAGAAATAGTAGTTAAACTAACACCATCATATTGGAAATGACCACTTGCAGGAGTAAAACCTAAACCTGCTCTTGTTACAGATAATGTGCCTGTAGCAATTCCAGCAGTAGAAACAAGATTACCTGTTGCACCACTATTATCTTGAGTAACAGTATTACCAACTTTAATTATAGAATCTGATACTGTTGTGCCTAATCCAACTCTTAATTTTCTAGAGTTAACAACTAGAGCATCTGGATTTAGATATGGTATCTGATTGTTTCCAGTCTTAAGATCTGCATTATAAAGATCAAAGGTTCCAGTAGTTAAAAAGTCTGCTCTATAAAGAGTAAATTTAAGATCTTCCCACTGACTTGGTTCCCATACAGATGCGTTCTGTGATTTGAATAATGATCCAAGGTATGGTTGCTGAGATACATATGCTTCAGTAATTAGATCATTTTCACCAACTCTAGAAATATAAACAGAGTACTTAGTTGAACTTGAAAGTAATGTCAATGCATACTCTCTATTACCACCTTCAAGGAATATGGGAGACTCAAATTGAATTTGTGTTGCAACTGAACCATCTGCAGATAAATTAATTTCTGTGGGATTTAATGTTACTTCTGAATTTGGAATGATTGTAGAGATAGGAGATCCATTTTCTGTTGCTCTTATCTGGAATATAAATGGAATATTCATGTCATCTCTACTTCTAAAGAAGAGATCAACTCTTGTTAAGAATATACCTTCAGGATCCTCAATTTGAACTGTTTGTGCTAGTGGATCACCCCAACGGTTAAATCCCCAAGAATTAGAATTTTCTCTTCTAGATCCTGGTACAACTTCAGTGTTTATTGTTCTTTCAATCTGTCTACCATCAGTAACAGATTGGCTTTCAATCCTTGCATTTCTTGTAGAAACAATGTCTTCTTGAACAGTCTCAAGAATACCACTAGATTCAAAGGTTTCTTCTGCGGTTGTTGTTGCAACCTCTAGATTGTTATTTGGATCAT